GCCGTGCAGCGTGTGGAAAGCCTGCCCAATGCGCAGGCGCTGTGGGAATCAACTGTAGCGAAAGGAGCAGACGGTGAAGGCGAATGAATTCAAGCAGGTGGCGCTGCCCCTGGTCAGCCAGGCGTATCTGGCGCAGCCGGTGAAGCAGCCTGATGGGTCGTTCTTGGATCTCTGCCTGATGGGGCGCATCACGCGGGCGTATCGGTTGCTGGCCGAAGCAAAGGCGACGGGCGCGACGGAACGGGCGACGGCGCTGCAGGCGGCCATCGACAAATTGAATCAGGTGGCGGAAACGGCAATGGCAGCGGCAAACAAGGCGGTCAGCGATTATTGCGCGGCGTGCATTGTGGAAGGCAAAGAGCCGGAAGACCTGTACCCGCCGGCGTGTCGCTGCGCGGGCTGTCAGGAAACTGGCAAGCTGCACTGTGTTGGTGCGGCCGTCGGCGCGATGCGTGCGGCGGTGTGGGCGCTGCTCGGCGATGACGGCGACGGGGAGCCGCCGCTGCTGCCATTGGTGCGCAAGGCGGCGGATGAACAGGCGCGGGGCGCGCTGTGGACGCACCTGGTCAAGATTGCGAATTCGATGCAGGAGTACGCCAACGTTTGCCGTGATCTGGGCGCCGCGCCCAACTGGAAGCAAGAGCTATGGGGTTGACGCTCGTGCTGCCTGGTGAGCGCCCCATCTCGTGGAATACGTTCTACGCCGGCGGGCACTGGTCGCGGCGCAAGGCGGAAAAGGATCGGGTGCGGCTGGTGGTGCGCGCGGCGTTCCCGCGGGCGGTGATCGACAGCGACGGCTGGCCGGTGCAGCGGCGGGTGTGCATCGAGGTGACGGCGTTTGTCAAGGACAGGCCGATGGATGCGGACAACGTGTGCACCAAGCTCTATGTGGACGCGCTGAAGGGGTGGGTGATCCCGGATGACAACGGCGAATGGGTGGAAACGGTTGTCCCGCGGGTGAAGGTGGACCCGGTCAACCCACGCGTTGAGATTGTCGTGTTGTGAGCGTGGAGAAATCCTCATGAAGTGGTTTTGGCTGGGCTTCTGGGTGTTCCTGACGGCGCTGGTGGTGTCGGCGGCCATCATGCGCCCGGACACGGTAGATGCGACGTTGGCGTTCACGGGGCGCTTCGTGACGGTGGCGGCGTGGACGCTATTGGCGCTGTTGGTTACGGCGCTGGCCATCGGCGGCGGCATCGCGGCCTGGTCGGCGGTGCAGCGCAACCGGGTGGCGAGCTTGCGCCAGAAGGATGGCCACTACCCGTTGCAGCGCGTGAAGGTGGCCGGCGGGCGCGTGGTCATCGTCGACCCCAACGCGCTGGTCGGGTCTGTGTTGACCATCGACCGCAAGACGGGCGCGGTGTCCGAGCATGAGCCGGCGGCGGGCTGGCAGATTCAGGCGACGATCCGCGGCATGGTGGAGCGCACCCGCACCGCCCAGGCCATGTTCCAGGGCGATGACAGCCGCAGCAGCAAGTGGGGTTCGGAGCATCGGGGAGACCGGATTACGGCATCGGCGGCGAAACTCATTGACGGGCCGCGGCGCCCGGTGGAGATTCCGCCAGCGCCATCGATGTTGCCGGCGTTGCCGGCGTCGGCGGTGCGCATTGTGCCAGTTGCGGACACGCTTAACACGTGTACGCGGCGCAAGCTGCCGATGGGCCGCGAGGACAACGGGAGCCTGGTGCATTGGGATTTGTTGGCGGCGCCGCATTTGCGGGTGCATGGGCGTTCGCAGGGCGCGGGCAAGACGAACTTGATTCGGGCGTTGGCGGCCAGCGCGCTGCGCGTTGGACACCACGTGTTGGTGTTGGATCGGCGGCGCTTCAAGGACTGGAGCGAGTTCGCCGGTAAGGCCGAATTGGTCGACGTGCGCGACCCAGGCCGGGCGGTGGCAGTCGTGCAGCGTCTGGCGCAGATCTATCAAGAGCGTGACGCGCTGTTGGGGCAGGCGGGCGCGCCGAACATTGCCCAGTTGGACAACGCGCCGCGGCGCATTCTTGTCGTGATGGCGGAGTTTGGGGCGCTGTGTGTGCAGGCCGACGCCGACGGGGTGTATGGCGCGCTGCTGCAGCCGTTGAAGCTGGTGATGCGGGAAGCGGGCGCGACGGGTGTGCACATGATTTTCGAGGATCAGGCGCCGGAGAAGTGGCCGCGGGCGATTGTGGCCAATGCGGAGCCGGTGACGGGTTATCTGCCGCAGAACTACGGCGGTGCGGGCGGCTACTACGAGGCGCACAAGCTGGCGCCGTACACGTTTCACTTTGGCGGCGCTGTGTTCAAGTCGTTGGACGTGCGCGGTGTGCTGCCGGCATTTTTGGCCACAGTGCAGACAAAGGAGCCGGTGCTGGAGATTGACGAAAGCCGTTCGGTCGACCGTTCGGTCGGGGCGTTCGGTCGACCGTTCGGTGCGTTCGGTCCAGAGGTAGACCCCTCCCCACCGAACGACCGAACGACCGAACGACCGAACGCGGTGGAGGGTGCGGTTGGCGACGACGGCCCGACGGATTTGCAGGCGATGGTGTGGGCGTGGCGCGACGCGAATCCGGCGGGCAGCCAGGCGGATCTGCGTCGCTACTTCGATGATATTGGCGTAGAGATTGCGCGTGGGTATGCGCACGAACTGTGGCACCGGTACAGCCGGGAAAGGGGTTTGTTATGAGATGGGTAATCATTGCTGCAATTACCGCCGTTGCCCTGTTTGCATGGTCGCTGACTCGTGTCTCAAGCGATGCGGTTGCCGATGGCTATTGGGATGCTGCTTGGCGTGTTGGCTGGCATGACAACGCCGGCGCTGATTCTGTTGACGCGCCGCGAGCATGACGCGCCGGTGACGTACATTGTCCAGATGCCCGAAGCACAGATTGACGAATCGCCCAGCTACCTGGCCCACCTGGTGGGGATCGGCGAGGTGAACCGATGAAGACGACCACGACGAACCAGGTTGCAACCGGCTGGCAATGAGGGCTATGCATGGATGATCTGATTACGACAGAGCGGGTGGGTATTGTGACGCGCCGTCTTGCACTCGGCGAGCGAGGGACAACAGCGGAGATCGCCGAGTGGGTTGGTATTTCGCGTCAGTCGGCGTGGGAGATGCTTACGAAATTGAGTCGGGTTAATCCGCTCACAATTGTGGATGGGAAGTGGTGCGACTGTCAGGTACAGCCTGACGCGTCTCTGCTACAGTTTGATGCATGATGGACGGCGTAATCACTGGGGCTGTGTTGTTTGGGATAGGTGTGGCTGTGGGCGGTCTGCTGGTTTGGCTGATGGGTTTGCAGTACAGTCGGGAACGCGCCGACTTGTACCGCGTTATCGGACAGATGCAGATGCAGATTGAGCAGCTCGAAGGTGTGCAAATTCCGCAGGAAGAGATGTAAGTATGAATGATTTGCAGCCAACCGCGTTACCGCAGGAAATCCTTAAACAGGAGAAAGCCATCACCCTTTATAGCATCGCTGTCATTGCCCTGGCAGTGATCGCGGGTCTCGCAATGTTGGGAGGAATGGTGTTGGCTTTCGCTGGTCGTGCGGTGCCCGGCGAACTGGTGGCATTGGGCGGCGTGGCGGTCGGTGCGTTAGCTGCAATGGTGACAGGTCGAGAAGGACAGCAGTAGCAGCATGGCACGCCGTGAGTATGACGACGAAACCAAAGCGGCGGTTATGGCAGCCTTGCTTACAGGGCAGTCGATCAACGCTGTGGCGAGAGAGTACAAAATACCGAAGGCCACTGTTAGTTCTTGGCGTGAACGAAATTTACAGAGTGTCGCAGCGAATGCGACACAAAAAGGAACGCCGATTGATGACTTGCTATCGGGATACGTGAAAGAGAATCTGAGAACGTTACGTGCGCAAGCGGAATTCTTCAGAGAAGAAACGTGGCTTAAGCAGCAAGAAGCGAGTCAGCTTGCCGTTTTGCACGGCGTCCTTTCGGACAAAGCGATTCGACTTCTCGAAGCGTTCGGAGACGAACCAGAACCAGGCGCATGACGATTTGACCTTCGCCGAGTACATCCGGCGCGTCAATCCGAAGTTTCAATTTTACGGGCACATTGACAAGCTCATAGCGGTACTGCAGCGGGTGGCAGATGGTGAAATCAGCAGGCTCATGGTTTTCATGCCACCCAGACACGGTAAGAGCGAAACGGTGTCACGGCTCTTTTCTGCCTACTACTTGCACAGACACCCTGAGCGGTGGGTTGCCATTACGTCGTATGCGGCGGAACTGGCGTTTACGCTGTCGAGGGCGGCGCGTGACAACTACCTCGGCGCTGGTGGGTCGCTGAAAGATGACGCAGCGGCGGTCAAGCACTGGGAGACTGGCAAAGGCGGTGGACTGTGGGCAACGGGCGTAGGCGGGCCGGCGACGGGGAAAGGCTTCCACTGCTTACCAGGTGATTCGCTCATCATTACAGAATGTGGTACAATGACAATTGAAACCCTTTGCCGGTCAAGGGGTCATAAACCAAAGGTATTGTCATATGACCACAACAAGCAAGAAACGGAATGGCGGCGAATCATCGCTACTGCCATTCAACCCGGAAAGCCTCTTGTCGAAGTCTCGCTCTCTGGTGGGGGTCGAATGCGTTGCACTGCCGATCACCTTGTCTATAGCGTTGAACGGGGCTACAGGCAGGCCGGTGATCTTGTACCAGGGGAAACCGTTATCGAAGTCTCGCCACTTCAAGACATGCTTGATTTGCGGAATGGAAACGGGGCGCAATGTTCTGTGCGGCGATTGTGTTCGCAAGATAAGGGATATTCGGTATCTGGTAGTCTGCGCTTTTTGCGGAAAGGAATTCACCCGAAGCCGGTATGTAGTCGAAAAGTCTTTGGGCATGGGGAGCACGGAACTTTATTGCTCGAACGAGTGCAGCCAGAACCATCACGCCGTGAAGAATCACCGGCTATGTCGCGATTGTGGCGCTTTAACCGCAACCAAGACAAGCCGGTACTGTGCGGAATGTCACAGGCGGCGCAGGGAAAACACGAGAGTGTTGGGGAATCGGGAATGTCCGTTTTGCGGGAAAGAGTTTCGCCCGAAAAACCATATGACGAAGTATTGCTCGAACGAGTGTGCGGACTTCGGTCATTCAATTCGGATGCGTGGCAAGGGCAACAGCAATTACAAGGATGGGCAAAGTTACGCAGACTGGTTTCGCAAAATGCGCCCGCTTATCTTGGAACGAGACGGACACAAGTGCGCGGTTTGCGAAGCGGAGAATGTGCGGCAAACGATGAATCGACTGGACGGTGTACAAGTTCGATCCACACTGGTTATTCATCATATCGACCAGGACAAGACGAACAACGTAGATTCCAACCTGATTACGCTGTGCCAAAAGTGCCACACGGTATTTCACAAAACAGGGGATGGAAAGCCGTCACCGTTTCCGCAGTTACAAGACTTGGCAGTGCAACGGAGTTTGTCTATGACCTCCAAGTGGAAGGAAATAGCAATTTCTTTGCAGACGGCGTACTCGTTCACAACTGCGGAATAATCGACGACCCACTGAAGAACGCAGAAGAAGCTGCCAGCGAGACGATTCGAGAGAAACAGAAGGATTGGTACAGGTCAACCTTCTCGACTCGTGAGGAACCGAACGGCGCCATCGTGGTGATCATGACCCGGTGGCATGAAGACGACCTGGCCGGCTGGCTACTCGCACATGAGGCAAGCAACGAAGACGAACCGGAAGGATGGTGGACGGTGACAATGCGCGGTTTGTCGGATGACGACAACGCGATGATGGAACTGACTATCCCGTCTGCTGTTGCAGCATCGCTATCCTTGAGCGAAGGTCAGACAGTTCCTTTTTTAGAGAAGTGTTTTCTTTCATTAGCGCAGTGATCGTAGCATGAATTTGGCTACTTACAATTTCTAGATTGTCGGGATGGTTGTTGGTTTTGTTTCCGTCGATATGGTGAACGTGTTCCCATTGTTCGAGTACTCGTCCAAGTTTTTGGGCCATAACAAGGCGGTGCTCTGCCACATACTGAACGTATCCTTTGCCCAACCTCTGGCGACAGGGAATTTTGTCATAGTACTCATCGCCTGGGTAGAGGCTAACTTCAGCGTAACCATCTTGATTGATCCGCCTGCGGCTTTTATATCGGCTGCTTTGCTCGCCCCGCTTGTTATTAAGCGTGCTGTAGTGCTTATGGCGGCGACACTTGGCGCATATGCCAGATTGACGACGAGTATCGACGATAGCAACCGGGCGCACGGCGCTGCATACGCCACAGCGCACATTGACAAAATAGTAATTCTTGCCTTCCCTGCGGATGATGCCATCTTCCCACAACACGGTTCCTGTTTCGAGTTCTTGGTTAACGGTTGGATATTCCATAGCGGTTACTCTATATGCGGACAGTATCAATAGACGCCAACATTATACAGCACAGGCGAGTAACAGTCAAAATTCCTATTCATCAAAAGGGACGTGCATTGTGTCCAGAGCGATACAACGAAGAAACGATGTTCCGAATTCGCACTCGACTCGGATCGTATTTTTTTGAATCGCTCTTTCAGCAAAGACCGGGGCCACGGGACGGGGAATTCTTCAAGCGGCAATGGTTCGCCATCGTGCAGGCGCTGCCAGCCGGGTGTAGGTTCGTGCGGTACTGGGATAAGGCGGGCAGCCAGGACACGGGCGCATACACCGCGGGCGTGTTGATGGCGGCAAGCACGGACGGGCGCTATTTCGTGGTGGATGTGGTGCGAGGGCAATGGTCAGCGGCGGAACGTGAGGCGGTGATTCTACAGACGGCACACGTTGACCAAGCTCGATACCGTGATGTGCAAGTGTGGCTTGAGCAAGAGCCGGGGAGCGGCGGCAAGGAAAGCGCAGAGAACACGGTCAGGAACCTGGCAGGGTTCCGAGTGCACAAAGAGACGGTCAGCGGTGACAAAGCCTTGCGCGCTGACCCATTCTCCGCACAAGCCGCAGTCGGGAATGTGTATCTGCTGGCTGCAATCTGGAATGAAAGGTACTTGACCGAACTGGCAGCATTTCCGAATGGGAAATTCAAAGACCAGGTGGACGGCAGTTCAGGGGCATTCAACAAACTGGCGCTGCGAAGCGCAGATGCAAAGGGCAGTAGCGTTGTGGTGACACGGCAACAGATGAAAGAGATGTTTGGCTGATATGGGACTGATAGATAGGTTTCAGTCCCTGTTTCGCCCTCGTGATAAGCAGGAAACGCCTGTAACTCTGGTTACAGAACCTGCGCGCCCGACTACGCTGCTATCTCGTTTTGGCGCAGAGCGTGACCGGCGCTCGATCGTCAACGACAGCCGGCGCATGTACGACGACGATCCCAGAGTGCGCACCATCATTCAGACGCTGGCCAGAGACGCCACGAAGAACGGCTTTGAGTTGAACGTCGAGGGGCCACGTTCGGCGGAAACGCTGGCCATAGCCAACGAGATGCTTGACCGGCTCGACGTGTGGACACGGCTTGATGACTGGGTGAGATTGACGCTGCGCGACGGTGACAGCTTCTTGGAAGTGGGCGCAACGGCGGCGGGTGACATCGTGCACGTGTCACGCAAGCCGACGCTCGAAATGTTCCGTTGGTCGAATGAGCGCAATGAATTCATTGACCCTGCACGGGCGTTCTACTGGACGGATCAGCTGTGGACAAGCGACACGCCTCCGGCTACCGCTACGTTCTTCGCAGAGTGGCAGATGATTCAGGCGAGTTGGGACAGTGACGAAGGCAGCCGCTACGGGCGCCCGCTGCTGACCAGTGCCCGGTCTGCCTATAAGCGCATGACCGAAGGCGAGCTTGACATTGCCATCCGGCGCAAGACACGGGCGGGGATGCGCTATGTGCACAGCCTGGAAGATGCATCTGAGCCTGAGATTGACGCGTACAAGGCGCGCAACCGGGCGGTGTTGGGAGATCCATCGGTCGCCATCGCCGACTATTTCAGCAATAAGCGCACGTCCATCACGGCGATCCAGGGCGATGCGCATCTGAGCGAGATTGACGACGTGTTGCATCACATTCGCACGTTTTGGCTGGCGTCGCCGGTGCCCATGTCGCTGCTGGGCTACGGGCAAGACTTGAACCGCGATGTGCTTGACGAACAAGAGGAACAATACCGGCGCAGCCTGGAGAGTATCAGTGAATGGGTGTTCGGCCAGTTCGTCAAGCCGTTGATTGAGCGGCAATGGTTGCTCAAGGGCATTTGGCCGGATAGCCTGACCTGGACGGCAGAATGGGCAAGTAAGCAACCGTTGACGGCTGCTGGCATGGATTTGGCGGCAAAGGCGCTCGTGAGTCTGCGAGCTACCAGCCTGCTGACCGACGAAACGATGCTGCGCCTGCTGTCGAATGTGTTGCCGGATTTCGACGTGACGGCGGAACTGAAGGCGCTGGCCGCGCAGAGGCCGGATGAGGTCAACCGCATGGCGCAGATGAGCGCCGATGATGGCGATGATGAGGATGGCGGCGATGGCGATTGAATTGAAGCCGCGTTCCATCCATCGTCAGCAGCAGGTCGCTTTGATGCGCCTGCAACTGCGCTTCACGGCAGAGACGCACCGCTTCTACCGCGCCTTCTATGATGATCTGGTGCGCATCGTCAATGCGGCCGTCGACGGCGATGGCATGGTCAGCGGCAACATGCTGTCGGGGTCAATGGCCACGATCGAGCAGCGTTGGTTGCAGATGACCGGCTCTTGGGTGCGCATGTTTGAGCGGGCGCGGGTGCAAGCGGCTGATTTGCCCATCGGCGCAATGGTTGTCATGCACAACAGCCTCATGCCAGCCGTGCAGGAGGCGTTGACGCCAGCAGAGGCGGCATTCGTGCAGATGTGGGAACAACGCCGGCGCAGGGCGCTGGAAACAGCCGCACAGCGCATCTACTCGGACGGCTTCAACCTGTCACAACGCATTTGGCGCTTGCAGCAAGACGGCTTGAATGACATTCGCAGTACGTTGGCGCTGGCCATGTCGGAACGCACCAGCGCGACACGCCTGGCACGGCTGTTGGAACCGTTGCTAGGCGCTGGGCAAGGCTGCCCACGGTGGGCGTACAGTCGGCTCTACCGCATGACACCAGGCGAACGGGCGGCAGATGGGGCCGGCCTGCTACGTGGCGACGATTGCAATAGCACGGGCTTGGCGTACAACGCCTTGCGCATGGCACGCAATGAAATTCAGATTGCGCATCATGCGGTCAATGATGAACTATTTCGCATAGCACCGTGGGTGACTGGTGAAAAAATCCGCCTGTCGCCTGGGCATTCTGAGGTTGACATCTGCGACGAATACGCCAGCGGTGGGCCATATCAGCCGGGTGAGGTGACGTTGCCCGCGCATGTGCAGTGCCTTTGCTCAAAACAAGCCGTTGTCATGCGGGCGGATGATTTCCGCAACCAGGTCAAGGGGTGGATGCGTGGTGAGAATAATTTCCTTGACGAATATGGCGCATGGTTGAACCAGACGCCAACGCTGCCGTTGCCGCTCCTGCTGGCGAACACGTTGCAAGAGTGGCTTGAAAGTAATCTTGATGTGCACGGGGCTGCACTGGGAGTAGAGGGGAACTGAATGAGCGTACTAAGTGGGCAGATCACGGTTGCGGCGGCGGGCACGGCGGTAGCAGGACCTGCTACGCCATTGGGCAGCTATTTCGTCGTCAAGGCGCATCCTGACAACGTTGGCACGGTCTGGTTTGGCAATGACGGCGCCAACGATGTGACCAGCGGCAACGGCTTTCCGCTTGACCCTGGAGAGGCAATCGAGGTGTACACAACCAAGCTGAGTGCACTGTATTTCGATGCTGAAAACAACGGGGATAAGTTCTGTTGGTATCGGGTGGAATGATGCGGCGCAACAACCAGCCTACGAGCTTGATGGGACGCGCATCGCCCCGGCCTGAGCTACTGGCTAATCCGAGCGTAGAGCAGGATGCTGACAACAGTGGCGTACCGGATAGATGGAATGTATCTGCATCGGGCGCGTTGTGGTCGAGTGCGCAGGCAAGAACCGGCGTTCGTTCTCTGCGGTTGAACGTGGCAGAGGCTACAGCGCAATGGATTGCATATGCGTTTCCGGTTACTGGCAACGATTCATACGACTTGAGCGCATACATCAAAGGCACGGGCAGCGGCCAAACGTTTCTTACCATTCGTTGGTGGAGTGACGTTGGGGCTACAGCCTTTATCAGCGAAGACAACATTATGCTGAATGGCACATACGCAGATTGGACACGGATAGTACAGACATTCATTGCCCCTGCCAATGCGGTGAGCGCCGATGTCGTCTTTCGCTGTCCATCACCAACAACGGCTGATATCTACGGTGATGATTTTTCGGTAAGGCGGGTGAACTGAGATGACAAGGCAACAATTTGAATTGCTGATTCTGCGCTACTTTGGCTTGACGGAAGCGCTGCGCTCTGACCAGAGTCACGAAGGATTGCGCGCTGAGTTGCAGATAGCTATCAGCGCCTGGGCAGGGCGGCCAATGCCGGAGATGCACGTTGCCTACACCTTTGCCGACCGTTGTATCGCCTACGCCTGGACGGATGATGCGGGTCGCAAGGTCTGGGAGATCCCGTGGAACCGTGGCGAAGATGGCGCGATTGTCTTTGGCCATCCGGTGTCGGTCAAAGAGGTTGCGCTGTTCGAGCCGGTAGCGGAATCGGTCAAGCCATCTAGCAAAGGTCAGCGGCTGACTGAGACAATCGAAGCGGCATTGACGGTAACTGAAGCGCAGGGCAGCGGAGCGCGCAGGGTCAAGGCGGTGGGCATCACCGCCGACGTGGTGAACGGCAACCGCAGGCGCTATCCGCGGGCTGTGTTGGCAAATGCCATTGTTGGATTGAATGAGCATCTGCATGAGAGCGCCGGCCAGGGGCGACTGATAGCCACTGGCGAAGTGGAACATCCGAATGATAAGGGCGGGCGTCCAAACCTACTGGAAACAGTGGTGAAGTGGGAGGCAGCATCTCTCAACAGCGCAGGGCATGTACTGTTAGAGGGCGCAATCCTTCCGACATCCAGAGGGAGAGACATCCAGGCTCTTGTCGAGAATGGCGTCCCTGTCGGCGTGAGCATGAGGGGATATGGAGCGTGGGAATCGGTGCAAGAAAACGGCGCCACGATCCAACAGGTAACGGAACTGACAATTACGGGGTTTGACCTGGTTTCCCAACCGTCAGACCCCAACGGACGGCTGGTGGAAAGCCAGCAGGGAGAGAAGGCTATGAATTTGGAAGAACTGTTGAAGCTGTTGCAGGAAAAGCCAGAACTGCGCGAGGCGCTGCTGAACAAGCTCGGCTTGGCAGAGAAGGCGGCACTGGCCGAAAGCCTTGGCGTCAAACCTGACCAGTTGCATGAGGCTCTGGGCAAGGCGCAGGCTGCCCAGACCGAACTGGCAGAGCGCAAGCGCATCGAAGCCGTCGAAGTTGCCATCGCCGAAGCGACGAAGGAACTCAAGTACGGCGACGCGCTGAACAAGCTCTTTGTGGAAGCCGTGCGCGCGGCGAAACCGGCGCAAGCGGCAGACGTGGCCGGCATCGTGGAAGCGAAGTGCACGGAGTATGACGCCATCGCCGCGGCGGGCAAGATGGCCAGCATGGGCAAGGGCGTCGAGGTCAAGGGGCCGGTCTTCGAGGCGCAGACGGGGCAGCCTGAGTACACCCGCGCTGCCTATCACTTCACGGAGCGCCTGGCAGAACGCGGCTATGGCCGCATCCGTGACCTGCGCGAAGCGAAGACGCCGGCGGCGCTGTTTGCCCGGCGCTACCTGGAACAGTATGACGCTGCGCACAAGGCGCAGTTGCTGTCCGAGTCGCAGCGCCTGCTGACCGAAGCGGAACAGGTCTCTGACCTGAATCTGCCCTACAGCGTGATGCGCTCCATTGTGGCAGAGGTTGCGCCTGAGTTGGTTGCCCTGTCGGTCTTCGACAGCGGTTTCGCCGACAGTTCGCCGACGCGCATCTACTACGAGAACTATGCCGCGGAGACTGGCGCGCAGCCGACTGTGACTGATGAAGCCGTCACTGCTGACCTCGGCGAGTGGGTTGCCCTGGCGCACGCGCGCATTCAGCCGGGCACGGTGGTTGTGACCAACAGCGGCGGTGGGACGACCTACAGCGAGTACACCGACTACTTGATCGACTACGCCAACGGGCGGCTCTACACCGTCGCCACGATCACCGATGGCCAGGCGCTGAAGGTTGACTACACCTACGACGCCACGCGCGGCGGTGAACTGAGCGCAATCCAGCGGGGCAAGGGGCAGCTTTCCTTCCAGACGATTGAGCTTGCTGCTGACCGCCTCGCACAGCAAATCAGCGACGAAGCCGTCACCTATGCGCGGACGCAACTCGGATGGGATGCGACCACGCGCACGATGAACATGATCATCCGCGAGATTCGCCAGATGATTGACACGGGCATCATGCGTTTGGCGATTGCTCAGGCGCACATCTCTGGCAACAGCGGCGGCGCTTGGACGGCGGCCACTGACACCGTTGATGCGCTTGTGCAGAAGATCGGCGTTGCGAAGGTCGCAATGCAGAACAAGTTCTACACGCCGTCTGCCATCCTGCTGTCCATGACGAACGCTGACCGCCTCTCGAACTGGAGTGCGTTCGCCGTGTCGCTGAATCGTGCGGATGCAAGCCAGGCTCCGGGCGCGCTGGGTCCGGGTGACACCGGTCTGCGGGTGAAGGGCTTGCCGGTCTTCGCGTCGACCGAAATGCCGGACACCAAGATTCTCGTTGCACATCGGGAGCTTGTGCAGTATCGCGTGTTGGCGTCGAAGCCCATGACGATGAAGGGGCCGTATCCGAGCTACCACACCGATGGCAAGCTCATCGCCGCCGATCAGTACTACGTCGAGGAGTACAACGCGACCGTGGCGCTGATTGCCGACAAGGGCGCGTTCGTCACCGTCGTGTAACTGGTGTGACAAGCAACGGGGGATAGGGTGACAGGGTTGCCCTATCCCATTTCTGAGAAAGGAAGGGCAACATGAAAGCGAAGTTCTATATCGGTGTCACGGCGGCGCTGCTGTTGGTTGTGGCGCTGGGTACGGGCATGGGCAGCCAGGCTCAGGCGCAAGAGCGGGCGCCGGCTGTCACCAAACAGTCTACATACCTGCTGTATCCAACGACGGCCATTTCCGGCTCTGCCACGACCTACACTGCCAGTCCGCGCAACGTGGCGACCGGGCTTGACGCATCGAAGGTGAACGGCTGGGCGAATGTGGACGTGTTTGCCACGGTTGACATTGCCACGAGCGCCTATGTGACGTTGACCTTGCAGTACAGCGCCGACGGTGCGAACTGGGCAGATGCTGACTACGAATATGCGACCGGCAACACGACCGGCACGGTGGCCACGAAGACGCACGTGCGCTACATGACGGCGGATGGTACGGAACTGATTCAGGCAGTAGCGGCGGGTGAGTTCATGCGCGTGAAGATCGAGAACAGTGCATCGATCACGCCGACCATCTACGTGACCTACCGTAACTGAGGTGACGACATGCTGACCGTGCGCAATCGCGGCAATGAGCCTGCCATCGTAGGCGACAAGTATCTGTTTCCGGGGCAATCCAACCGGTATCATAACCATGTCGCACGGTCAGCGGTCGCTGGCAACCCCGGCGCGTTGGTGATTGTGGAAGATGCGAACATGCCCGTAGAGGTTGATTGGACGCAGATCAAGGGCATTGGGCCGCAGTTGTCCGAGGCGCTGCGCTACATCGGTCTGCGCACGATAGAGGACGTGCGCACCTACGTTGCAGAGCATGGCGCCGAGGCGCTGTTGGCGGTGCCTGGAATGCATGACAAGCGACTGGGCGCGCTGCTGGCATTTGTAGGGGTGGAATGATGGCAGTCACGTTGGCGGCGCTGGTGGCACGGCTCCAGGCGCAGGTTCCGGCAAAGAACAGCATTCCAGCAACGGCTGACTACAGCCAGCACGTGCAAGACGGCGTGCTGCAACTGAGTCAGGATGCGCCCATGCGCAAGATTGCCACGTTGCCCATTGTCAGCGGCACGGCTGACTATGCTCTGCCGGCTGATTTCCTATTCCTGATTGACTTTCCAGTGTTGGGCACGGAAGACGGCGTGATGGTCAACGCAAGCGGCATCATCCCGTTGCCCTCGTCTTGGTGGGCAGAGGAGATCACGATTAGCGGCGACACGTTGACCATTACGCCAACGCCAACGTACACGCTTGAGCGCTCCTACCGCTATGCGGCGCGGCACGTGTTGACCGGCTCTACCGGCAGCGAAACCTACGCTGCGCTGAATGAGAATGCTGCACGTGTGGCGCTGCTGTATGCGCAGTATCTGGCGCTGTCACAGCAGGTTGTATCGGTCGCTGGCAGCGCATGGAAGTACAGCATCGGCGATGAATCGGTAGACAAGTCGCAACAGGCGAGCGGCTACAAAACTGCGGCGGAAGTCGCACTTGCAGGCTATCGGCGTGCCATTGCGCCATTCAAGGGATTCGGATTGTGAACACCGACTGGACGGCGATGGCGGCTGACTTGGCGGAGATCCGTGCCGATAACGAGGTGAGCGTTGCGCTCCGTCGTGGAGCGACTACGTTGGCGGCGCAGAATGTACGGATTGCGCAGGCGGGACGCCAGGCGGCGCAACTGGCGACGGGTGAATTGGAGGCGGCATTGATTGAGGCGACGGTGCTTGGCGGCACTACCCTGGACATTGCACCCGGCGACAGATTCACCGTTGCGAGCATTCTCTATGAGGTCACAGCGGTTGCGCCGAACCGGCGCGTTGGCGTGCGCGCACGGGCAAGGATGATTCAGTGATGGCCAGTGATGTTGCGCTATGGGTTTTCGGGTGTGTTTTCGGCATGGCGCTGATTGCCGGCGCGCTCGTGTTCGTGGCGAGACGTGTTGGCGCTACGCTCCGCGATATGGTCATGGACTGGGTTGATCGACTATGAACGGCTTCGGCGGGGATGGCATTGGCAGTACTGCCACGGACGCAGGCAACATCATCACTGGAAAAGACAACGTGCAGGTTGTGACGACAATGGACAAGCGCCCCCATGATGACACCAACGATCTATGGCGTGCGGTGCAACGCATCGAGACGAACGTGATGAGCCTGGGCAACAAGTTGGATTTGGCGCTGTCCGAGCAGGGGCGCTTGTCGCAGAATGGGCAGTCCGTGACGCAGCAATTATCGATGTCCGTGCAACAGCAGGTTCAGTTGGCGACGCAAGTAGCCGCTTTGACGACAGCGGTCGCACAGATTGAACGTCAGTTGGCGATATTGGAATCCAGAGGATTCAGCCGCACGGATTGGTTGCTGCTGGCGATTCTGGGCTGCGGGGCGTTGGCGAGTTTGATTTCTATCATGTGGATGTACCGATGAGCGGCTCCATTCGATGGGTGCGCCCACCTGACGGGTTGGCCAGGGCGGTTGAAATGTACGGTGATCGGGTGCTCGTGGCAGTGACGGCGGTAGCCGGGCGCATTGCCACCATCATGCAGAACAGTGCGCGGGGCAATGCACCGTGGACGGATCGCACTGGCAACGCGCGCACCGGTCTGTTTGGTACGGCAGAGCGCGACGTTGCGCAGCGCCTCGTGACCATCTACCTGTCACACGGCGCCGACATCGATTACGGCAAGTGGTTGGAACTGGCGAACGCTGGAAAGTACGCTGTCATCATGCCCACCATCGAAGCATATCTGCCAGAGTTGCGGGCGGAACTGGATGCTTTGTTTTCATGATTACGTCGATCGTGAGCATCCTCCAGAGTGATGCAACACTGGCAGCAATCCTGCCAGGCGGGGTGCATCGATCACAGGAAATCAGCCGACAGGCGACGGCGGCGGCGTATGACGCCAACAGAGAATTGCGACCGTGCGCATTGGTCAAGCAGGAGAGTGCGACTCCGTGGGGGCCATACGAACATTCAGGACGGTTGTACATTGTTGTGTGGCTTTACCAGCGCTTTGGCTATGACGCCATTGAACAGGCGCGCCAGAGGATATACACACTGCTGCATCGGCAGCAGATTTCGCCCGTAGGCGGGGGAGGGTGTTGGGATGTGAGCCATGTGAATGACGTGCTTGACCAAGAGGATTCGACGTTGGGCGCGGCGATGACAGTAAGCAGATATGTAGCGACGATTCGGCGAATTTGAAATTTCAGTGGAGGAATGAATCATGCCTTTGACAAGCAATCCCAAGACATTTGGTCTGCGACAGATCACGTTGGTGTCGATTCCGGCTGGCACGACGGTCGCTCTGCCTGCCGCGCAAACTATGACCTTCAAGGAGGTCCTGACCAGCGGAGAACTGCGCGGCAACGATGCGACGGTGGCCATCGCCGCCTATCTGGACAAGTTGGAATGGTCGATGGAGAGCGGCGGCTTTTCCTTCGATGCGATCAAGGTGATGACGGGTCGCACGATTACGGCATCCGGCACTACGCCAAACCAGAAGAACACCATCTTGGCGCGGGCCGGCGATACGTATCCGTACTTCAAGATCTACGGCAAGATCATGAATGAGGATGGCAGCGACGTGCACTGCTTGATCTACAAGGCGAAACTGCTGGATGGGCTGGAAGGGGAATGGAAGGACGGTGAGTTCTTCATCCAGGGCGCCAGCGGCATCGCGGTTGACGACGGCTCGAAGCTCTATGAACTGGTTCACAACGAGACGGCCACCACCGTCCCTGGCTCGTAATCGGGGTGATGATGAATCTGCAAGAGTGGCGAGAGAGGCAGAGCCGTGGGGAAGACGCCAAGCTACCCAGCGGCCTGGTTGTGCAGGTACGGCAAGTCTCCATGTTGGATTTGGCGGCAGGAGGGAAGATTCCCGCCGTGCTGAAACCTCAACTTGACGCGCTGATTGGCGGCAACGGCGTCAAAATGACCATCGATCGACTGGGACAGTTTGTCGAGGTGGTGGATTTGGTGTGCGGAGCGTGCATCGTTGGGCCGGATGATCTGAAGGTGGCGGAACTGCCCTATCAGGATCGGATCGCTATCTTCAACTGGGCCAACGAAGCGGGTGGTAAGTTGCAGCCCTTTCGCGAACAACAGGCAGAACCTGTGGGAGCTTGATGGACTGGCGCAACGGTATGGGCAACGACCGTCGAGCTTCCTGGGGCTGCCTTCTGATTCCTGGGAAGCCTATCAGTTGGATCTGGCGGCGTGGACTGTCGGGCGATGGATTGAGAGCAAGCTGTCCGAACGGGACAAAAAGGGCAATCCACTGCACAACCTGGCAAAGTTGTTGGGGGATGAAACTGTGCAGGCGCGGCAGTTCACGCCAGTTGACGCGACGCAGTTGCGCAGGGTGCGCGTCAAGGCTGACGGCACCTGGGATGAAAACTGACAGGCGGTTATCGTGATAAACCTCGGCAGTGCTTACGGCGAAATCCAGATCGGCACGGGTGGCGCTGAACAGAATATCCAGTCGCTGGCGGATAAGCTGCGCAACATCGGCGGGGCGATGAGCCTGGCGATCACGACGCCGCTGGCCGGCGTAGCTGCGATGGCGCTGAAAAGTGCAGGAGACTTTGAGCAGAGCCTGAATGTCATGCAGCAGGTAAGCGGTGCGACGGCGTTGCAGATGCAGGCGTTACAGGCGCAGGCGCTGTCACTCGGCGCTGAAACATCGTTTAGCGCGGGTGAGGCAGCGAGCGCAATGCTCGAGCTGGCGAAAGCTGGGTTGAGTGTAGATGAGGTGACGGCGGCCATCGGCGGTACGATGGATTTGGCGGCCGCGGGCGGCCTTGACCTGGCGATGGCCGCCGAAATCACGGCGAACGCAGTCAACTCGTTTGGGCTTGAGGCATCGGCTGCAAGCGAAGTGGCGAATCTTCTCGCAGCGGCGGCGAATGCTTCGTCGGTAGAGGTGACAGACCTGGCGCAAGGGATGCAAATGGCCAGCGCTGTGTTCGCGTCCAGCGGGCAGAGTATCGAGTCACTGAATACCGCGCTAGCCCTGTTAGGGAACAACGGCATGAAGGGCAGCGACGCCGGCACGTCGCTCAAAACCATGCTGATGCGGCTGACCGCACCGACTGATGAGGCAGCCGAGTTGATGGCCAGCCTGGGTATCAGCGTGTACGACGCCGAAGGGAAGATGCGAGCACTGCCAGACGTGCTGGCTGATATGCAGCAGGCGCTGTATGGCACGAACGCCGTCACGATGCACAGTTCTAATCTGACAGCAGAGCAAGCTGCGCGCATGGAGGATTTGGGGAACCGCATCGCCAAAACGCAAAGCAAACTAGCGGACTACCAAAGCGGCATTGCCGGTGTCGCGCAGAGCGAAGAAGACAAGATTGTCTCGATCGACAGGCTCAATCGGGAGTTAGCTGCGCTGCAAGCAGAGTACACGGGATTGGCGAGCGTCGGAGGGTCTACCTCGACGGTGATGCGGACGCTGACAGAGGAGCAGCGGACACAGGCGCTGACGGCCATTTTTGGCGCGGATGCTATCCGCGCGGTGAATATCCTGTTGAAGGAAGGTGAAGCCGGTTGGACGGACATGTCGGCTGCACTGGGGAACGAATCAGCGGCGGCGGATGTGGCGGCTGCGCGCATGAAGGGATTTTCCGGCGCAATCGAATATCTGAAGGGGTCGATTGACTCATTTCTGATTGAAACCGCGCTGCCGTTTCTGGACTCCCTGAGCGGGTTTATCCGGTATGGCGCGGATTTGATTTCGAGCTTTAGCGCCATCCGCGGGCCGGTCAAGAATGCGGCTCTGGCCTTCGCTGCTGTGTTGGCAGCGGCGGGGCCGGTGATGCTGGCGATTCCGGCGATTGGGGCGGCGTTGGGATTCTTGGTCAGTCCCATCGGGCTGGTGGTGGCAGGCGTGGCGGCGCTGGCAGCGGCATGGACAATGAATCTGGGAGGGATTCAGGAGGCGACGGCGGCGGCGTGGTCTGCTATCCAGCCGGTATTCGCTACGGCATGGGCGTGGCTGCAAATCAACCTGCCTATCGCCCTGACCTATCTCGGCAAAACTTGGAGCATCATTTGGAACGCAGCGACTGCGGCGCTATCTGTCGCGTGGACGACAATTCAGTGGGTGTTGGGTGGATTGCCAGACTACATCAATGGGATTGTGCAGTCCATTCAATCAGGCTCATTTGATTGGCACACGCTGATCCCAGACCTCGACTGGAATGTCTTTGTGACCCAGTTGGCGGATTGGGCTATGTACGTCGCTCAACTGGCGTGGTCTTCATTTATCGGTGCATTGAATTGGGCGAGCGGGTTCGTCACCTCGTTGGACTGGGGTGCTTTTGTGACACAGTTGGCAGACTGGGCCGCCTACGTCAAGCAACTGGCGTGGGATGGACTGGTTGCCCTGTTGAAGTGGGATGCGTTCATTGTGGGCTTGGCTTGGGGCGGCTTCGTAACGGCATTGAAATGGGCGAGTGACTTTGTAGACTCGCTGGATTGGGGCAACTTCGTCGGGCAGCTTGGCGCATGGTCGCAGTATGTCACTCAGTTGGCGTGGGATGCAGTTGTGGGGATTCTCAAGTGGGACGCCTTTGTCCTGACTTTCGTTTGGGACAATTTCATTGCGCCTCTTGACTGGGGCGGTTTCGTCACGGCGCTTGGCGACTGGTCTACCTACGTTGCATCCCTGACATGGGACTCTCTCATTTTCGCGCTGGACTGGGCGAGCGGGTTCGTCACTTCGTTGGACTGGGGCAGTTTTGTCACGGCGTTGGGCGAGTGGTCGCAGTACATCACCCAGTTGGCGTGGTCTTCATTCGTGGCGGTCCTGGACTGGGCAGCCTACGCCGGCGGCTTTGCGTGGAACCAGGTGTTGACGGCGCTGCCCTGGGCGGAGTATGTGCCGGCGTTGGATCTGACAGCGGTGACGACGGCCTTCGACGGGGTATCAACGGCGATGGGGACGGTGGCCACGGCGTGGGAGTCGGTGCAGGGGGTTGTAGCCAAGATCGGCGAGGTGATGGCGCCGGCGTTCGAGCGCTTGCAGGCGGCGGTGGGTGCGCTGCCGGAAAAGTTCGGCGAGTTGGGGCCGCAGTTCGCCGGGCTGGGGGAGGCGTTTGGCGGGCTGGCGACAGCGTTGCAGCCGGTGCTGCAAGCACTGGGCATGTTGGCGGCTGCACTGGGCGCGGGGCTGGTGGTGGCAGCGAACCTGGGCGTGAACTTGTTGGCGGCGGCGTTCGAGCGGCTGCCGCAACTGCTGGCGCCCATCATCGACCAGGCAACGGCGACGATCAATTTGATTTCCAGCACGCTGACGGGAGTGACGGCGGCGGTGACGGCCATCGCCGC